GTCAATGTTCGTTCCTTCAGGCAAAAACCTAGTAGGGCTTTTATCGTGGATTTGTGGTCCTTGATAGAATTCTTCCCCATACTGGTTCGTCAGGACAGTTCCCTGACTTTTTGCCACGAGAATGCCCTCACGCTGACGGAGGGCAGCCTCAGCTGCATTCAACATATCAACAGTAATGGCTCCAGCTCCGCCTTCAGTTCCTAATCCACCTAAGTGGAAACCAAGGATTTGTTTCTTAACGGAATTGGAAACTAGTGCTGCCATGCACAAACCATTGAATGTTTCTTGTTGCAAGATATAATTATATCCCTTAAAAGTTGCAGCTTTGGTACAGACTGTTCCAGGATTGGCACGGAATTTGAAATCCTTGCGTTCACCCTGTAAAGTCTTATACACCATAGTTGTTGGTACAGAATGATTGTACACTTCCTGCGCAATAAATGGGGTCATGTCCTTCACACTCCACGTGTTAGGGACCCAAAATGCAGTGTAATCAGTACCGGGAATCTTGTATGAGAAACGGGAGCTCAAATTAGATTTGAAATATGCTCCATTGGTTCCTTCGGCTCGACGCCAGAAGGTGCCAACGATTTCATTCTCACTAATCATGTGTGAGGGCAATATAGCAAGATTCGATTTCCAAAAGAAAGCATCACAGAAACGACGTGTTTTAGAGTCTTCCAAACTACAGTAATGTAGGTTCTTGAATGTACTCGCACACAATTCGTCGTGAGAACATGTCTGTGATTGCACAGTGGAGTGAGGAATGGTAACCTCAACTCCAGCCCAAGGATTCACTTCAGAGTCGCGCTCAGCGACTTCTTCCGCAGTTTTGGGGTCCAAACCGGCTTGGACACCTAGCAATCGAGCATGACGATAAGCTCGTATCGCAACGTATAGGACACCCAAAATGGAACCAGTAACAGCGATAGTCGCAACATGATTGTCACGAATTCGCTTAAAAATTTCTGGCATTGCTCCATTGGCATCACGCAACTGTCGGATAATGCGGGATTTGGTACGATATAATTGGCGAGCATATAGGAAGCTCGAGCCGAACACAATGAATACGGAGAGAAAAGCACTCCACATCAATGAGATCAATCCCAGGATCAGTGATCCTTTCCAGGCTCTACAAGACTCAAGTGTCTCGTAGTAGATATTGTGTCGATTAAGGAAAGCCAAAAAGGCATCGACGCCATGGTTATCAAAAAGATAGTCGGGAACATAATTAGTCCAACGCAACCAAGGAGAATCAAACTCCTGGACTCTATGGACAAGGTTCCGGACATATTCCGTGGATTGCTCAAACATTTGATTGTCGAGCTCCTTTTCACACTTACACATGCAACCAGGTAAATGGCAACGGTCACAAA